AGAAAACCCAGTTTGTGCATTACCCAAAACGTGCTTAGAAACCTCTACATCACTTTCAATGTAATTTAACGCACCTATGTATCCGGGTAAAGAATAAGTATCCAATCCCGGTCTGTATTCCTTAATATAAAGGATTTGTTTGCCTTCTCTTAAATCTTTATTGTAACCTAATACAACTTCCGCTTCAGCTTTTCTATCGTTCCAATCTTTAATCCAATATTGGGTATTATCCTTGTTAGAACGTACTTTGGTGTAATCTATATGACAAATAGAAGCGATTTGACCGCCTATTTTACTCCAAACAATCTCTAGGTAAGCACCACCGAAAACCTCAATATCAATTGAAACTTTGCGTGTAACATCATTTAGAGATTCGTAAGGATTGGCATTCTTAATGAACTGTTCGGCTTTAACATCTTCCTCTTTTGTTGCCCATCCGTTACCGGTAATATAATTGACCTTACCTTTTACAATAGCGTTATGTTTCGCACTCTTATTGTAAAGGCTTAAAAGGTAATTGGGATAATCGTTCTTATCTCCGAACTCAATATATCCCACCCCTTTCTTTTCCCGATATTCGGGTTGCTTTGCTTCCGCAAATGTTAATATCACTAAATTATCCATCATCGTACTATAAATGTGTTATTTGGTTGGTGTTTCGTATATGTAAAAGAAGTAGATTCATTAAGCCTCATTATCCCAGTTTCAACTAATCCGGTAGCATTAGCAGGGTTGGTATTCGTTGTAGAAGTTTGCTCGTAGATTTGATATTCCCACTCTCCAGAATCTTGCGTTCCGAAATAAGTATTTGTAACTATGGAAAATTGATTAAATCTATCCTTAAAACTAGAAGTATCGGCTGCATTTAGAATCACAAATTTGACCTCTATATTGCTTCCCCTATGCGTAAAAACGAATAAATAATTAGGTGCTGATAAGGTCTGCTTCTCCTTTAAAGTAAGGATAATCTGACTTGTCGAACCCTTTGTTAAATATATCATACTACTAAATAGATAAATCTTGGATTTTTACAATAAAGAAAAAGCCACCCCCAAAGGGATGGCTAATCTACCTACCTATAACGAACCACGAAAGCCTTATGCGGTAAGACCTGCGATAATACCACTTGCAACCTCTGGAGCAAGTTGTTTTTCGCCACCAGTGAAAGTTAGTGTATATCCATTACGGTCTCCTTGAGCAGTTCCCGTAGCAGCAGTTCCACCAGTTACATCTAATCCAGAAACGCGACCTAACAACCAATATTTATCGTTAGCATCTTGTACTACTGCCATCAGAGTAGCTTGAGCGAGAAGCAATATCTCATTGCGAGTATTTGCTTGGAGTTTGTTTAGAACAACAGAAAGTTCTTGAGCATAAAACACAGTTCCGTTCTCTACAGAGGCGGTAACTGTTTCAGTCAAAGAACCTGTATTCTTAACTAACTCATATTTGTAGAATACTTTATTCGCTGCTTTAGTAATAGCAGAAACGATACCAGAAGCCTCTGTAACCGTAGTTACGTTTGCGTGGTTGATTAACCACACAGCTTTGATACCGCCTAAACTATCTTTGCAATCGAGTGTGTACCCTTGAGTTAAAGCACAAGGCATTTGATTAAGTTTTAAAAGTTAATGGTGGGTAACCCTTAAAGCTACCCACCTTTTAATTAGATAATGAAAGAAGCAATCTCATCCAAGAAGGCTACGTTCACACCCATCTTGAATTCGCTTACGAAACGAACTTGGTCAGCCTCTTTGGCATAGAAAAGTTCGAAACGCTCTTCCTCATTCAGAAGGTCTGTACCGAGGAACATATTGCTCAAACGGATAGCATAAATCTTATTTACACCGTTCAAACCTGGAGTGGCTACAACTTTGATTGGAGTACCGGGTAAGAAGAACTCGCTATCAGCCTTACCATCGAAAGCATAGTTGAACATATTAGCGTTCTTCAATGCGATTGTGTAAGTACGGAATACATCTTGACCGCACCAGATAGTCATATCATCTTTTGCAACAACAGTTGCAGGGATTGCTTTGTAAAGAGCATCGAAGATAGCCACTACGTTAGCAGTAGTGATTGCAGTTGCAGTACCACCATAATAAGTTGCGTTGTTAGCTTCTACGGCAGAACTACCAACCAAAGTTACTAAACCTTGGAACTTATTCAAGTTTACGTTAGCACTTCCAGTTGAACCTTGCCAGATAGCAGTTTCAAGTTGTGCAGCGATACGAGCAGCTTTCTTGTCTGTGTAATCAGAAGCAAAAGCGATTGAATCGTAACGGCTTCCCTCTGGTAAAGCCTTCTGCAAATATTTTGCTTCTAGGTCTTTAGGGCAAAGAGATTCGTTTACTTTAATTTTACCAACAGTTACAGTACGCTGAGTGAAAGTAGTTGAACCACTTGCGTTGAATCCGCAAGAGCCACCCGCTTGGAAGATAGCGTCAGTATCCATAATGTTGATTGTCTCGGCAGATTTTACACCTACCATAACGTTTCCTTGACTCTTAATCAAAGAAGCGGTTTTGCTTCCGAGTACGGAAGAAGTTACCAATAGAGCTTCATTCTCTTTGGTATAATTTGCTAATGCTGAAACATCAAAAGCCATTGTTATTAAATTTTAAGTTTTTAAAAATTTATTTTGCGTAATTAGAAAGAAAACGAGAGATTTTATCGTTTTTAGATTCGAAATGCTTTGTGAATTGCTTAGGTTGTGTAGGAGCAACTGAAGGAGTTTTAGTAAGTTCAATAACTACATCAGTAAGTTCAGAGATAGCCTTAGAGAACTTATCGTTCATTTGAGCAATATTCTCGCTCATTTTAACTTCAGCCTCTTTCTTGTAACTCTTCAACTGTTCGATTTGTGCTTCCATTTCAGCTACCTTCTTCTTCATTAATTCAACTTCTGATTCGGGTGCTTCGATTTCAACTTCAACTTCTGGTACTTTAATCTCAAGGATTGTGCCTGTCTCATCTAAAACGATAACAGAACCATCAGCAAGAGTATGCTCTCCGACAGGAGCAGGAACTTCGTTCCCAGCCTCATCTAAAAGAGTAACCTTACCGCCAACCTCAAGTTTATCAACCATAACTTTTACACCACTCGCTAAAACGTATTCAGCGAAATTGGCTACGGCAACCTCTGGAGCAGCTTGTGCTTCAGCGAACATTGCCTTAATTTTTAATAATGCTTCTTGTGGAGACATAAAGAATTTACCCATAAATAGTAAACACTTATGTAAGTGACCAAATAGAAAAAAAATGGGAGCGTTAGAAAAAAAAGGGGAGCGTAGAAACACCCCCCTTCAAACAAAACTATGAAAACTAACTATGAAACCTCTTTTAGAATATTGATAATGTCTTGCATCATCTTTTCTTCTTTGGTATCGGTTTTGTAATTAAATATCCCTTCAACCGAAAACCCTTGTACTTTGCCATCCTTAATCATTTCCCAAACCTCATCATTCTCCACCTTAAAAGAACCAAACCAAGAACCATCCTTAACATCTTCAAAACCTTTCATCGGATAAATACCCCTCTTTTCATCTACTATCCAACTCTCAAACATTGTTACCCCATCCATCACTTGACCGGAATCGTGCATCAAATTTACGTTATTTTGGTAACCTTTCTTAAAATATTTTTGAGCAATCTTTTTAATAGTGTCTTTAGTAAATACAACATAATATTCTCCATTGGAATCATTACGATAAATAGGAGTATCGGCTAACATCAAAGCACCAGAAACAATCCTTTCTTCTTCATCTTGAATGGCAAACTTCTTTTTCTCAATTGAATTAATCTTACTCTCTGCCCAACCTAAAGCGGTCTTTCCACCCCACGCATCGTACATCAACTTGCCACAACCATCTTCATAGCCTTTAGAGTTTTCTAAATCTACTAAATGCCTTGAAAGGTAAGAGTACATTCTTTTAATTGTCTCAAAAGAAATAGGCTCTCCGTTGGCTAACTGATTTGCTCTTTGCTTACCTACTGGTGTTCCGCAATCCCCCCATCCGTTTTCCTCTGTCCAATCCAAAACTTTCCTAGCATTGTTTTTAACGGAATCCGGATAATCAGAATACGAATCTTGAAAGGCTAAAAATGATTTCTCAATTGCAGGTCTATCCACTAAGGCTACAAAATCAACTTCGACATTTGAATCTAAATCCTCTACTATATCTAATCGGTATATTGGTAATTCTTTTTCCATAACTATAAATAGATTTTAACTTAATCTTGCAGCCCTATTGATTCTTCTAATTCTTTCTTGTGAGTTAGTAACATCACTTTCAAGCACATAGGAACGATTTGTTGCCGAACCTAATTGCTGAATAGAAGTAGAATCTAATTGAGTACGAGTATTAATTAATTGAACTGGCGGTGCTATTGGTGCAGAAGTTGAAACCGAAGGAGCAGTTGCCGTATCTTTAACATTACTTCCTGGTACTTCAGGTAGTTTAGTGGTAATAATTTTTCTTACGTTTAGTAAACCCGCTGCAATTACTGTACCCGCTGCAATAGCACCCCAAGGTGCTGGATATGTTGCGAGTGCTTTGTTTGCACCGGCATAAGTATCAACAGTTGCTTGTGCGATTGATAATGCTTTTCCGGCTATTGTATTTTGTCCTACCGCTTCAGCAATAGTTCCTAATGCCCCACTAATGATTCCTAATTTAGCTTGAGATGCGCTTCTTTCTCTTTCTATTTCGCCTTTTTTAGTTTCAGCGTCAAACACAGCAAATTCAGCCGCAGATGCTTTTCTATCTACTAAAGATTGTCTTTGTAATTCTCTTGTTAATTCATAACGTTGTAATTGTTGTTTATAACTTTCATTTGATAATTCTCCTTCAGCATTTAATTGATTTACATATTGGTCTCTTGACTTTTGAATATTAGAATCAGTTAAAGTAGATAATGCTAATCTTGATTTTTCTACGGCAGCAAGTGTACGTTGTAATTGTTCTTGTTCCTGCTTTTCAAATTCTTTATCTTGTTTTTCTTTTTCCGCTTTTCTTAATTCTTCCTCTTTAGCATTTACATTTTGTAATAATGCCCTTCTTGATTCTGCTTGTCTTTCTAAACGTTTTAATTCTTCGGCAGCTTCTTTTTCTTTTCTTTTACGTTCTTCTTCTGCTGCTTTTTCTGCTTGTTCTCTACGTTTATCTAATTGCTCTTGTTCTGTTTTAGTGACTTCTTTCGTTCCCGCCATAAACCTTTGATTGGCATCATCGTATCTTTTGCCAAACCCAGTTACGGCTTCTTTTGCACTATCCCAAGCACCTACAAAATCCCCTTTAATTAACTTTCCTACCGCTTGACCTAATGTACCAATACCTTGTATAAATGAAGTAATAGCTGAATATGCAACTCCGAAACCTCTAGTTACAAAAGGCAAAGCCTGTGTCGCTAAATCTATAAAGGCATCAAATACCGGTTCAATCGCTGCAAAAATCCCATTGAATATTCTTTGGAAACCAATTAATAAAGGTTGTAGTTTTTGTGTTGCTTTTTCTGATTGAGCAAAAGCAGCAATTAACCCACCTAACGCAGATACAAACAAACCAATTCCGGTAGCTTTTAATGCACCACCAAAACTTTGAGTAGATACTTTTAGCCTATTTAATGCACCACCTACTTGACCAAGAGGACCAGGAGCGGATGCTAATTGGTCTACCCAATCTCCCGCAGCTTGTTTACTACCTTTGAGTTTATCTTCTAAATCATCAATCTGATTCGTGAGTTTCTTAAATTCATCAGAACCAGCAGCAGTTTCCTTTAACTCTTTTTTTAAAGCCTTTAGCTCTCCAATAGAACCCGCAACATTCGTTTTAATATTAATGTCTACACCAACTGTCTCGTTTGCCATAATAATTTTATTAGTTTAAAAGCATCTGTCCAAGTATCGGGTGTAATATATTTTACTTTAACCCTTTTGTCTTTCAGTAGTAATGTATTATTGGTAGGCAAATATTGAGATAATGCGACTTCGTTTTGTGCTTTTACGATTGACTTTTCTTGCTTTGCTAAATACATATCTAATAAATAAGACATACAATTACAAGCAATAGAAATACTATTATTTTCTGTAATAAATTTTTCTTGTATTTTTTTGATATCTATTTCCATTATTCGTATGTTAATTCAATTACTCGTAAAAATTCACATTTAGTACTTTCGGGGTTCGTAGGGTTGTA